AACCCGTAACGACAATTATGTTTGATTTTTTGTATTTTTTTTTGATTGCTTTCAGCACCGCTGTAAACATTATGCTTTTTCCAATCCCACCATCCAACTGACAAATTACTGTTGACATATTTATATTTTTTTTATATAGTTATAATTTTTATTTTGTTCGTCTTTTAATTTGTACCAAACATTGCACTTACTTTTTTTATTCTCTATGCAATAATCCCCTATTGATTTATAAAATACGCCAAAGACTTGTATTGGTTTTTTTAAAGAATTTGCTCTTTTTAATTTCTCTTGCTCTGTTTGAATCCTACCTCTTATTTTTTCGTGTGCTTTTAAAACATTTAATTTATCACTTGGTCTTGAAGCTCTGCCCTTTTGCCTTAAAGACATCTTTAATTTAGTTTCTTCGGTAATTTTATTTCCCAAATGCGCTAAACTCATATTTTTTTTTGCTTCTTCCGAGTGTTTAAAACCAACGCAGTTTTTATTACCCGTTGACAAAGCCCTTAGTTTTTCTTTAGTTTCTTCAGAATGTTTTAAACCTTTAGCACCATCTCCACCTAATGTAATGTTGCACAAATTACCACCATCTATTTTCCTTTTATATTCTAAAATTAATTTAGTTTCTAATTCACAAGCATTTTCCCAATCTAAATCTTGACTTATAATTTCAATTATGTAATTTGGATATTTTTTTACCACATTATTCCAATGTGGATTATCTCTAAATTTCCAAAATGGTCTTTTAATATTCCCTATGCCTACATAAAAAACTTCTCCGTTAGGTTTTTTGTGCAAATAAACGCAAGTATCTTTCGCCATTTTTTATTTTTTATTTGTTAAACCATATTTAATCCATTTATACCACGCTCGTTCGTGAAAAAAGTAAATAATTGGCTTGATGCAAATTTCTGTAATGCCTATACTTCCTGCTACCCAAAAGTTTCCTGTGAAAAAATAGGAAATAGTACAGGTCTGTAAAGAACCCAACATCCTATAACTTACCGCTTTTACAACGTGTCTTTTGTAGCTTACTGATTTTTCGCTCATAACTTACCCTCTCTGCGCATTTGCTCTCTAATTTTAGTAGCCGAAATATCACCAATTTCAGCAGGCGGTATATGCTCTATTATGTCGTAACCGACACCTCTACCGAACTCAACAGAACAAATGTCAGGGATAATCATAACCTTTACGATTGGCAAATTTTCTTTTTCATTTACCTCGTTGAATTTAGCGTAATATTTTTCGATGTTTTCCTTTACTTGTTCGGCTGTAAAAGGATTTTTTTCATCGACTTCACCATCTCTAATGCAAATCAAAACATTTTTACCTTCTTCCATAGCTCGCGAGAACAATACTGTGTGGGCTAAATGCAAGGGTTGAAATCTTCCACAAAACATAGCAAATTGACCTTTTTTTGCTTCCAAAGAAGACTTAACGTGTAATACTTTTTCCCAATTTTCCATATTAATTGATTGTTGCTACGTTGTCTTTAAAAACTATCTCATTTGCATCACAGACAATATGATGCTTGATGCCTACTTCTTCAAATTTTTCGGTTAGTGTTCTAGTCGGACAATTGATTATTATCTCTCTTGTTTGGAATTCGTTTCCATTTATGATTATGCGCCACCTCTCCGAGCCGTCCGTATCCATATTGTTAAATCTAATTCGCACAAAAGAAGTTGCGCCTTCTTTCTTCATAATCACCATACGTCCTTCGGTTATGTTTTTCTGAATTATTTTTGCTTGTGTGTTTCGTTGTTCTTGTTCTTTTTCCATTACAATAATTTTTGAATTTTGTTTAGTAACTCGTTAGTCGAAATCAATTCATCTACCCCTGTGGTGTCTATATCAATGAAATTTTCTGTGGGCGGTTGGTAGTCGGCAACGTGATACGCCTCTCTACCTCTTATATCAGTAGTATGAACGTATATTTCAATAACGTTAGAAGTGGCTTTAAGCTCGTCTCTTAAGTCTTTGTAAGGCGAAACTAAAGAAACAATTACATCGTAGTTTGCATCATCTAAGTATTTTGCTATTGCAATTGCCTGTCCAATGTTCGTTCTGCGCCCTTGTTCTGAATAATCTTTGTTATTGATGATTCTTCTTAAATCATCTCCGTCAACCAAGTAAACAAGCTTGACAGGGTTGCTTATCATTAAGGCAGTCCGTAAATGTTTAGCTAATGTAGTTTTTCCTGCGTGGGGTTGCCCCGTGAACCAAAATATTGCCATTATTTATTTTTATTTTTTAAAGTATTACTAATTTTTAATTTAGTTTCTTCTGATACTTTATGTCCTATTAAACTTTCGCTAATTTTCTTTCTAACATCTTCTCTTTTAGAATTATTCAAATCGCCTGACCTGCCTTTTTTCTTATTATGTTCGTCTGTATGCTTGATGCCTTTTTTTAACTTACTTAATTTTTCTTTAACATAATCCAACTTACTTGGGTTATTGAGTTTCATTTTTTCAGATTGTTTTTGCCTGTTTTCAACAGTCCAATATTTTATTATATTTTCTCTAAATTTTTTACTTGGGTGGTTTTCTCCATAAACAGTTCTACCTCCTTGCCCCTCTTCATTAATTATATTAGCAAAATTCACATCATCAACAACATTATAAAAGTTTGAAAAAAATACCCCCATTTTTTTTAGCTCTTCTTTACAAATTGTTTCAAAAATTACGGTTGTTTTTATGTCTTGGGATTTGAAATTATGTTTTTTTAAATGTCTTTTCCAATGCGTCCCGCTACCCCTATATTTAAACGGGTCGTTTTGTGTTTTTCCTAAATATTTTAAATTTAACGGACTTTCTTTTAGATATATAAAGTACTTAACTTCTTTTTCTTCACAATCTTTTTCCATATAAAAAAAATAAAAAAGTATAAATAATTTTATAGATATGCAAAATACTTGTAGAACCAAGCATAAGAGTTTTTAATGTTTTGACAAAGCTCATACCCTAAAACATCATAATAGTCGTCAGGTAGTCTTTCAAACTTAGGTCTTAGCTTGTGGTCGCCGTATATTCCGTGAATAGCGTCGTTTTCGTGCGTGTGTTGAGTAATATTCTCGAAATCGTGTTCTTCATAGTAAGGCTGACCAATATACTCGTAAAAACGCTTGATTTCGATTTCAGGGTTTGACATTAAATCTTCATAACGAATGAATAAGATTTTTTTATCCAATCCCTGCTGAATAATATCCTTTAGCCTGTCTAAAGATATTCCAACAGGCATATTGTTAGCCCAAATATCAAGTCGTTTATCTAAAGTAGTCCCTTGAAGCTGTGACGGGTTTTGTATGAAGTTTTCTCGATGTGGATTTTTTCTAAAGTTCTTTTCCATAGAAGCATAAACCGCCCGCAGGTCGCGAACCATAAAAACAATCTTAGGCTCTTCGCCTGAAATCATTTTAGCTAAACGATAGTGTATTCCCCAACCTCTGTTTTTATCCAAAACAAAACGCTTATTGGTCAACGCTTGAAAGTAGGCGTTCATTCCGCCTTTGCAAAAACTCAAAAAGGCTTTATCCATTAATTGAGCCTCTTGGGCTTTGAATTCAGGAGATTGTTGAAAATTGCCTTTAGCACCCATTATTAATTCTAAAAGACCCGAAGTAGGAGTTGAATAGAAATCAGGGTTTTGAGCCACTATATTTTGCAAAAGCGTCGAACCCGAACGAGGTAGGGACGATTGAAAAAATATCTTTTTTTCCATATAATAAGTTAGTTTGTTTCTTGGGTTTAAATTAAGAGAAAATGCGAGAAATTATAAAAATCCCGCATTTGCCCAATTTAATTATGGTTTTGGAGGCAAAGCTTCAAAAGCAACTTTTAATTCCGCAATCAAATCATCAATTAAGACTTTCAAAGAAGGAGTTGTCTTTACCGAAAAACCATTTTTGGTAATGTATCGAACTTCGTTGTAATTAAAGATGTTTATTGCGTGGAACTCTTGCTCCGCTTCGCTATCAGCAGGCTTCAAATCCCAAACAGCATCAACTAAAGGCTGAACTTTTAAAAGAGTATCAGTTTTTACTTTGATAGAGAACTCGCTCCCGTTTATTTGCGTTTCTCCGTATGCGAAAATGTGCATTGTGAAATTTTCCATTTTTTTTATTTTTTATTTATACAAATGTATTGTTTTTTTATTTTTTATATATTTTTTTAAGGAACTATTTCCAATACGCCTAAATTCGACCAAACCGAACCGCTTGGCAAACCTATGCTAGTTGTTGGAATATTCATAATCGATAAATTATTTACAAAAGTTGCACAATCTCTATTTGTAGTGATTCCGTCACCGACAATAAAAGAGTAACGATTATTATTCGTGTTACACGAACCTCCTAAAATTCCTGAAAACCTATCTGTTGCGATGTTGTTGCAACCACCTCCAATAAACGAGTATCTTTCTGAAGCGACATTACATTTTCCGCCACCTATACTTGAATAACAAGATGAAGCGGTATTATTGCTTCCTCCTCCAATTGTTGAAAAACAAGATGAGGCAGTATTGCCACTCCCTCCTGAAATAGTAGAATAGCAAGCCGAAGATGTATTAGCTCTACCTCCTGAAATTGTCGTGTAAGTACCTATTGCGCAATTATAAAGACCACCCCCAATAGTTGAAAAAGAACACGAAGCGATATTATATGTTCCTCCTGAAACTACCGAGCAATATCCCGAAGAAACATTGTAAGCTCCTCCCGCAATGACTGAAAAATTACCCGATGCTGTATTACAATTTCCGCCTACAATTGACGAACCTTGTCCAGATGCGATATTCAAACTTCCTCCTCCTATTGTGGCGTAATTATTAGAAGCAGTAT